GGTGCCTGCAGCGACTCCCGCCGCTGTGCCTGCTCGCTGCTCGCTGTCGAGGGTGTCTAGCTGATTCTGGAAGCTGCTTAGGACTTCCGGGTCTACATATCCGGGCTTGCCTTGAGCGCCTTGAGCGCCTTGAGCGCCATCGTTGCCAGCTACGCCATGGATGCCGCGCCTACCATCGTTTCCTTGAGAGCCTTGAGCACCGTCTTGCCCATCGTTTCCGTTAGTGCCGTCTTGGCCGTCCTTGCCGTCCTTGCCGCGCATCGCTTCAAATCCGTCAATCACTACAGGGCGGCGCTGAATATCGTCGTTATATCCCGGCACCATATCCTGTGTATATAGAGTTAAGCGACCGTTTGATGCGTCAAATACGCCATCAGTTAAACGCTGGTCTTCGTCATTAACGCGTTCAAGCGTGAGTTGTGACGACGCGCTAGCGGATACCGAGGCTGATAATGCTACTGCTAATGCAACTACTGTTAGATTGGTTTTCATGTTTGCGCTTCCTTTTTTCCGTCTGTGCGCGAGATCAACATAGCGATACCGCGTCACCCTGTAAATAGATTTATGCGATTTATTTTATTTTTTTGCGATTTATTTTATAAACGCCGCATTTTCTTGAAAGTGTGAATTGATCAAATTTTAACCAATTTAGGCCGAAAGCGTTACGGTTGTTACGTTTTTAATAGGCCATGTACCGCAGGTGTAACAGCCTAAGTGCATGAATAATATAAGAAAAGTACGTTTGTTACGTTTGTTACGCTTTTCTGCAACGACAGCCCCTATAAGGATATCTATTACAAAAAGAGAGAGTCTCTTATATATATATATATATTACTGTAACAAATGTAACTATTGTAACAAGACCATGATTTCATTGAGTTTTTACCGGTACAAAAGCTGTTACAGTCCAGATTCTACTGTAACAGCTGTATTTGGCTATTTTGAGCCGCTAATGGCGTATCACCGCCAGCAGGCGTGGAGCGCTATTACAGAACGCAATTGCGCTCCCTGGTGCGCGCCATGGCTAGAGACATTGATAGCGAGCTGATGCCGATCATTAAGGCGCAGCGAGCCGAGTATACGCAAGATGCCGTTTATACCGCCGATGATTGGGCTAGGAGCGTGATTGAAGCTATAGCGCGAGTACGGGATAGGTTTTTATCAACGTCGCTTACAGAGGCTTATAGGCGCATTGCAGAGGTATTCGTAAATCGCACGACTGAGGCGACCACCGCCAATATGGTCAATAGCGTTAACCGTGCCGTTGGTGTTGATATCAAGCCCATGCTGTCAGAGCGTGCCATGGATGATTTTGTCCAGGCATCCATCGCTGAAAACGTGGGCCTGATTCGATCAATTCCCGAGCAGTATTTTGGGAGCGTGGAGTCTGCCGTACTAGGCGGCATGAAAAACGGCGAGCGTCCGGGCGGCATCGCTACAGCAATACAGGCGGCATCAGGCGTTAGTAAGCGGCGCGCTAATCTGATTAGCCGCGATCAGCTCGCGAAGATTACCGGCCAGGTGGTCGAGAAACGTCAGACGCAAGCGGGCATTAATCACTACCGCTCGATTGATTCTAATGACGAGCGCGTGAGTGGGCGTCCGGGCGGCAAATACCCGAACGCTAGGATTAGTTGCTGGGGAATAGCGCGCAAAGACGTCGGTTACGGGCCTGGTGTTTATACATGGAAAGAGGGCGCGACATGGGCGGGTGAGGGCGGCTTACATCCAGGTCGTCATCACGTGAATTGCCGATGCACCAGTTCAGCTGTCTTCGAATGGGAACTACCCTAGGTGACGGGCACTTTGCCTTTATTTTGTGCTAGTGATAAACTACCGACATAAATCTATTAAAGGCCAAACATGAAGCCTGTATTGATTCAAGACCGCGCAACGTATGCGATCAGCCGACGCGAAGTAACCGACCAGGGATATCTAAAAGTTCCCGGTCGTGTTGCGCGTGTCGGTGTTCAGTATTACCTAGCATCCGAGCTTGAGCTGAATGACCGCGCACCCAATGACCGCGTTGGCGTATACCGTTCCGCTGATGAGGTATTTTCGCCCGCGAGCCTGCAGAGTTACGCAGACGCGGACGTAACTATTAGCCATCCAGGCGACATGGTGAACGCCAGTACGTTCAAGCAACACTCAGTAGGCCACGTTACTGACGCGGCTACACAAGACGGCGAATACGTTGAAGCGCCTTTGATTCTCAAGGACGCCGAAGCCATTAAGCAAGTTGAATCTGGCCTAGTGGAGCTATCCGCTGGCTACCTAGCTGAATACGTCGAGCAGTCGGGTGTTACCGACAGCGGCGAAAAATACGACTTCATCCAGCGCAATATCCGAATCAATCATGTAGCATTAGTGCCGAGTGCCCGAGCAGGTCGCGAAGCGCGCTTGTATGACGAACAGCCCCAGGAGGCTACTATTATGACCCACGTTGTGACGATGGACGGCAAGCAGGTTGAAGTTGCTGACAAGTCCACCGCCGCGCTAATTCAGGACAAATTCGACAGTCTCCTGAAGCGCGTCAGTGATTCCGAGAGCACCGCTGCCCAGGCGACTTCAGCAAAAGATGCATCCGAAGCTAAGGCAGACAAGCTAAGCGAAGACAAGGCGTCGCTAGAGGCTAAAACCAGCGACGAGGCTATCACTGCTCGCGTTAAAGAAATCCACGACGCGCAAGCGGCTGCAGTCAAATTGGCTGGCAATAAATTCAGCTGCGATTCACTTGTACCGCTTGAAATTAAGCGCTCTGCACTCGCTCTTGTACGGCCTTCTATTGACTGGGCAGACAAGGGTGAGGAGTATGTGAAAGCGGCGTTTGATATGTCTTACGCAGAAAAAGAAGACGAAGACGAAGACGAGATGGATAAGGCCAAGAAATCCAAAGACAGCCTTAGCCAGTTTTCCAAAGACATGAGCGGCGCGAAGACTGAAAACGAGCCGACTGCTACTATCGACGAAGCGTATCAAGCTGGCCTTGAGCGCAAGCGTAACGCCTGGAAGGAGGCTAAGTAATGGCTACTACACAAGATACTTTTGACCAATATGCACAGCTTGGCTTTAACGGCGCGCTGAATACTGATTTTGACTGGTGGGCAGCCAGCCCGCTAGCTGAGGGCGGCGCGATTGGTTTCGGCGTTGCTATCGGTTTCGGCACAGAAGACAACCAAGGCGTCCCACTACCGACTGGCGCGACCGAGCTAGAGTTTATCGGCGTATCGCTGCGCACGCAGGCAGTAGAGAATAACGCGGCAGGCTTGTCTGAATACGCCGAAGGTAGTGCAATGTCAGTGCTGAGCAAAGGGCGCATGTTCGTGACCGTTGCAGACGGCTCTACAGCTGGCGGGCAGGTTTACGCCGTGCCGGACACTGGCGCAATCGTTTCAACTACTGGCACCAACATCGCGCTACCGCGCGCCCGTTTCGTTCGCACCGTTGGCGCTGGCGAAACTTCTGAAATTGAATTGGCATAAAGGGGACGGCATGAAAACTTTTGACGCAAATCCAGCGGCGGCAATGTCGTTCCTGATCAGTCAGCGAACGTTTATTGAACCGCAATTATATGAGGTTCGCTATCCGGGCGTAACTTATCAAGACATTCTTCCCGTTGATACCAGCGCGCCAGAATGGACGCCTATCGTTGCTGTGCAATCCATGGATTCGCGCGGCGAGCTGAAATTTACTGGCCCTAACAGCAACGACAGCAACCGCGCCGAGGTTGGTTTTTCGCTCGGTACGCACGCGATTCAAGATGCGCAGCTCGGTTACGGCTACAGCCTGACTGAACTCAACCAAGCCCTACTGATGAATCGTAATTTGTCAGACGAAAAAGCCCGTGCGACTATGCGCATCATGGAGCAGGGACTTAACAAGCTGGCGTATCTGGGCGACTCTAACGCCGGATATACGGGGCTATTTAACGACGCTGATGTTTCCGTCGCTAGCGCACCGGGAACTATTTCCGCACTAGCCGCCGCTGCTACTGACGTTGCAGGCGCACAGGCCATCGTGCAGTTTTTCCAGAGCGCTTTGAACAAAGTTTACGTTTCACAGACGCGCACCACGTTTATGCCTACGCATATTCTGCTACCGCCTGCACAGCGTCAAACCCTAGCGGCTACTATTCTGCCGTTCGGCGGCAACATGACGCTACTGGGCTACATCGAAGCGAATCTTGACGCAGGCAACGGCCAGCGCGTTACTATTCGCGGCGATATTAGCCTGGAAGGCGCGGGCGCAGCTGACGCCGACCGCATGATGGTCTACACCCGCGACCCCGAAGCGCTGAAGTTCCACCTGCCAATGTCGCCGCGATTCTTGACGCCGTACCAAGATTCAGGCACCAGCTGGTTTATTCCAGGCATGACGCGTACAGGTGGTACGGAAATCCGCATCCCAGGTGCGCACGCCTATTTTGATGGCGTATAATAGAGCCGGATAAGCAATTAAAGGGGCCACTATCGGCCCCTTTTTTTCTAAGAGAGGGGATAGCATGAAAGTTACCGCGACGCGTGCAACATGGGTGGACACAGATAAAGGCGAGGCGCTCCTACAAAAAGGCGAGTCGGCAGAGGTTGACGGTCGCACCTATGGCGATTCACACCTATTTGTAAAGGCGGGCTACCTGGTCGCTGAAAAGAAAGACAGCAAGCCGAAGCAAGAGCGCAAGCCAAAATATGAATTCGGGCCGAGCGACGACAGCGACGACAGCGAGGCGTAAATATGACGGGCCTGTACCCAGACGCTGCAATGATTACAGCATTTCGTGAGCGCATGGCGGCGTTTAGCGACGTAACTAAATGGCCTGATGCCGTCGTTGACCAGGCACTATGCGAGGCGGCAACCGAGACTAATCGCGGTCGCTGGGGAAAATACACCGACGACTGCAAA